TGGATTTTCTGCAACCTTTTCACTACTTTTATCGTCTAAGCCATAAATAACATTGATAATAACATAAAAAAGAAAGGAAAAGATTATGATTTTAAGTACAACTTTACTGTGTTTCTCAGTGTTTAAAGGGGTTCTCTGATGCTCTGATAACTTGAAAATGCCGCAATCATGCACCATGTTGCACAATTGCGGCTCTTAACGATGAAAATAAACTGAATAAATACTGCACGGAATTATGGCAACACTGAGACTATATTTAGATACAAGGGTAAAAAGGCAGGATGGTACGTTCTCCATCCGGCTTGCTGTCAACCACCATGGTGGGACTGCCTTCATTTCCCTCAATCAATACTGCAAAAAGGATGAATGGGATAAAAGGGCTTGCAAGGTGCGAAAGCGTCCGGATCGTGATGCTATCAACGACTTCCTTCTTGACCGTCTGAATTTTTATAATAGAATGATGATGAAGGCGCAATGCAGGGATTCTTACCGTGGCGATATTACGGCTAGGGAACTCCGGGACTTAATCATGCTTGAAGCCGAGCCTGCAAGGGAGAAAGTCGCCCTACTTCGTGATGGCTTCATTGCCTACGAGGGCAGGAATCTGAAAAAGAACACGATAAACAGATATAAATATACTTGGGCAAAGATTGAAGCTTTCCTTGGGAAGGAAAAAGCGGCTCTGCTTACATACGATGAGATTAACCGCTCTTGGCTTGAAGATTTCGATGCGTTCATGGCAAAGGAAGGCTTGTCTAGGAATACCAGAACCAGCAGGATGCTCTGTGTCGCTGCTGTCTTCAACCTTGCGATAGATAATGAGCAGACGAAAAACTACCCTTTCCGAAGGTACAGTATGCGGCTTGAGACAACGAAAAAGCGAAATTTGTCGGTTGAGGAAATCCGCTCTATCTTCGAAGCTGGTGGTGATGAACTGTTCGACATGTTCCTGCTGATGTTCCTGCTGATTGGTATCAATGTGAGTGACTTGTTCGCCTTGACAAAGGAGAATATCGTCCGTGGTAGACTGGAATACGACCGGGCGAAGACTGGCAGGCATTACTCCATACTCCTTCATCCCGAAGCTCTCCGAATCATCGAGAAATACAAAGGGGAAAAGAAGCTGCTTCGTTTCTCGGAGCATTTCAGGAACGTTGATGTTGCAACGGTCATGATTAATAAGAAACTCGCAAAGGTGCGCCCAGGGCTTACAACTTACTACGCCCGGCATACGTGGGCATCTATTGCCTTCAACATTGGTATACAAAAGGACGTTGTGTCGCTTGCGCTGGGTCATTCGTTCGGTGTCCGGGTAACTGATACCTACATCAATGCAGACCTATCAAGAGTAGATGAAGCAAACCGCAGGGTTATTGATTACGTGCTATACGACAAAAAATAGCCTTATTTCTTGCGAATTTGCCGCAGAAACGGCTCAAATTGTTTTCTGGGATAGTTTTACGTGCTTACCACGTAAGCGGCTCAGAACGCAAATTTCGGGGTAAATCAGGAAAAAACAAAAAAATACCCCAGCGGTGAAAAAGTCGACCCGCTGGGGTAATAAGTGGAGACCACTTTAAACATTCAGTGATGCAAAGGTACGCTTTTCCTTTGAAACCACCAAATTATTTGCCAAAAAATTTCTTCCTCAACAAATCATTGATAAATCGTGACTTGTTGGGCAATGCGTTGAGGAAAGGCAGCAGGTCGTTGTCTATCTGTATGCCAACTAGCTTGACCGTTGCGCCTGCACCCTTCTTCGTCCTCTTGATGTTTCTTCTATTCTCCATGTCTGTCTTTTTTAAATTGTCTGTTCAACTTCGTTTCCATTCTGTTCATCTTGTGCTCAAGCCTGCCAATCTGCTTATAAGATAACCACTCCGGCTTGATATTCAGTTCCAGCCAGTACTGGCGCATTTCCTTGCAATGCCGGGCGATGCTCGGGAAATAGAGGTGTCGCTCGTATGGGTTGAGAAGGAAGTACTTGCAATCGGATAATAGACGACCAAGCATCATGTATTTATGCTTTTGCCCTTCTCCAAGACTGACAAGCCTTCCGTTGTCCCCGATCCACAGCATTGCTCCCTCTCCCTTCCAATTAAAGTCGAAAGCCTTGCTTACCGGATAATAATAGCCATCGAGCACCGTGCCTTCCTTGAGGTCTCGCCCTATCTCTCGCAGGCAGGTTCTTCCCCAGCTGGTCGTTACCTCGACCACTGCTTGTGCTGGTATCTTGTCGTATTCCTTCATATCTTGCCAAATTTAAATTTCTCGTTCCGTGATGTAATACTTGTATGTCACTCCACCCATTTTAACCTTGAAGTGTCGGTCTCCTTCTTCCATCATTTCTGCAAATGGGTTGTTCCTGAAGGTTTCCTTAATTCGAGAAAACCTTTCCTCCATTATCTCCTTGGTTCTGTAGTCTTCGATGTGACTATCAACTTGCCCAAGGCTATTTTTGCCGTTCAAAATGTATTGTTTCATATCTTGATATATTGTGCAGGGCTTGCGCCCTGCTGGTTAATATTTTTCAATCCAATACTCTGTTTTGAAATTCACGCATAAGCCTACAAATTCAGACTTGAAATAACCTTGACGTACCCAGTATGGATAATGTCTATCGGCTTCCTTCAGTCCCTTGAACAGCTTGTTCAAGAATCGCTCTGCCTTGTCCTTGCGTGTAAAGTTTGCCAGCTCCTCGATGTCCTTGCCTTCCATCTGTCTCTTGATGTAATATTTTGCTCTTGCCATTGTATTGCCTCCTATCTTTGAATTATAAATTGAATACCTGCCCAGTCTGCAATGTTGTTGCTCTGCTGCAATCTCTTATTCTCCATATCAATCAAGATTGCTTCTGTCTCGGAAATCTGTTTGCCGTTTACAAAATACTTCTTCATAGCTTCACCCTCCCTTGATTACTTAGCATACAATGTTACTACCAATCCTCTTCTGAGTGCGCAGCGGCAAGCGTCCATACCAGCCTTCAATGCTCGCTTGATAAACTTATTGAAGAGTTCTGCTCCGATGAGCTTCAAGATTCCGCTTACTCCTACGAGTGTGTTTATCTTCTTGCCATCCTCTGTGCGTCCGAAGACCTTGATACGGAAGTTAGAGTTGATGAACTTTGTAGTGAACTCTAAAATGTTTGAATTTGACTTTTTCATTTTCTTTGGCTTGACCGTGCTGCCTAGGGCTTAAATTACTGAATGTTTCAAAGTGCTTATTTCCTAAACACGGTGCAAAGATATTAATATTTTTCGGTTCCACCAAAACTTTTGCGGAAAGATATTAATATTTTAACTTTTATTTGCTGTTTATGTCGTAAGCACGGCTATTTTCGGTCGTTTTCGGTCGTTTTCGGTACGTTTTCGGCTGTTTTCGGTACGTTTTCCACGCTCTATATAATAATAACCTGCACGCATTAGTTTGAATGAATATAATCTAACACTCATATCCCCTACCCCTTTTCTCTCAATGAAAAGTGTTCTTCAAACAAAAAATGGGCAGAAAAACGCTCTCCTGCGCTTCCTGCCCTTTTAAAGATTGATATTATGATTGAACCTATTGAACCCTCTTCTTGATACGCTCCTTTATCCAGCAAACCGCAAAGATTGCCAGGAATAGTAATACGCAATCGCCAGCGAATAATCTTATCTTGTGCCATGTGCTCACTGGCTTCTCTACCTCCTTGGTCTTGTATCGGTTCACGTAATACTTGACCTTTACGGTGTCAGTCACGAGAACATAGGTATCGCCTACGATGGTGTCTGTCTTGGTCGTTGTCTTCCATCTGGTGGTCGTAAGATTGTGCCACCGCTCCTTGATTACGGTGTCGCCCTTGATGTACACCAGCACGCTGTCATGCTTGAATATGCTGTCGTGCTGCCGGGTGTCCTGCCAGTGGATCTGTCGCTGGTTCACGCTGTCACGTCTTACACTGGTGTGTGCGCTGTCGTGATAAATCGTGTTATTTTGCGCTGTTTTAGCGCAGGAACAGCCAAAAATCAAAAGTGGGGTAATTATAAGCATTGCGAGAAATAACGCCGCAGAACGCAAATTTCGCCCTTTTCTTGAATTTTCCATACTTTATAAACTTTAGATTGATGTGTTTATTACGCAAGCACCTTGATTTCAAGGGCTTCCTTGGCTCGCTTCAAATACTTCTCGCAGGCTGCCAGTCCATTGTAGCCTCCGTTTATCTTCCTGCGGATAGCCTTCAAGTTGTCTTGGTCTGCCAACTCATTGCAGCCGAAGGTTTCGAATACCCACATAGAGGATTTTGTCGCTCCCAGAGAACGCTCCAGAAGTTCGGGACTGCCAACAACATTGAAGCCGCAATAATTGGCATACTTCCGATAGTTGGCTCGCCCGGTAATCTGAATAAGACCTCTGCCCTTATACTTCACGCCATCGCCCTGCTGGGTGTTTCCGAGGTCTTTCCTGCCCTCGTAGGCTCTGCCGCTTGCCAGTTCCTTTGTGTATCTCAACTCTCCGCTTTCGTGGGCAATCTGTGCGAGATAGTGCGCCATCCTTAGTGGGGTGTTGATGTGGAAATGCTCTGCCCATCCGTTGATGATTGGAAGGTAGGTGTCTGCCCTGCTGCCTGCATTCGGCATTACCTTTAGAAGTTGCGCTCTAGTTATTCTCATCCTTTTCTCCTCCTTCATTCTGTTCTTGGTTAAGTAATTGTATCAGCGTCTTTGCGATGTCTTCCTTATTCTCAAGTATTACCTTCATCGTACGCTCCTGCTTGCGTATCTCTGCCTTCTCGTATGCTTTCTCCCGGATGCTTTTAAACTCGCACAAGAGCAGATACAACGTCCAGGCAATGGCGAACAGAGGGAAGGGAGAGATAATACACGTGGCCACGTCCATAAGCGAAGCAATACCGAATGTCGGGAAATACTTCTTCGCCTTGTCGCACGTCTTCTTCAATCCGGTTGACGTTCTTGCAACATGCAGTTCCTTCGCCTTCTGTATGCCTGCTATCAGGTCAATTGTCATCGCTATCAGAATTGTCGTGAAACAGATAAAAATTACTAGGGCGCACAAATAAAGGTGGTGCACCTGAAAATCGTGAAATACTTCGCTCATATCAATTTATTTTTTTTTGGTTATTCCAATTTTTCCCAGTCAATGGTCACGCCCTTCCCGATGATGTCTGCCGTCCACCTGCAGAATGCCATACCCTCGTATCCGTCCGGATCACTGGCTACGGCAATAGCATACTGTACGCAGTCGCTATCGGTCTTGATTACCTTCGGGTAGAAGTCCGCATAAGCCATATTAGCCAAATAGAGAATATCCCCGAGGGTCGTGCCCTTTGAGATTATCTCGTTGTTTGTCGCCAGCCGGATTTCGTCTACCGTCCAACGGTGGCTCGTTCCGTCTACGTTCTTCATCTGCTCGCTTGCATTGATTGCTAGCTGCTTCGTGAAATGGTAGCCGTGCTTGGCAACGTATGCCACATATCCGCTGGCTCCCATGAGTGCCTTTGCTGCCTTCTCGTATGGCAAGCCGTGGATGTTGTCGCTCTCTTGGTGCTGGTGTCGCTCTTCCTCGCTATCGCAGGAATGGCGCATAACGATTATTTTCTTCATTGTGCGCCCTCCTATCCTAGTTTGTCGAGTAACTGTTTAACCATGCCACGAATGCCGCTTATATCGCCCTCAAGTGCCTTGAAACGCTTTTCGGTTTCCTGCTTCTCCTTGATTGCCGGGTTCAAAGCTGCAAGAAGTTCTTCGCCCTTTGCTTTTCGATCATTGCTTGGCTCGTATGCCTTGATTATCTCATCGGCTTCATTTACCAATTTCCCGACTTCGGGCAAAAGGTCTGCCTTGTCGGTTGCAAGTACGGTTTCGCCTGCAAAGGTAACTCCCAGGTGTTCGGGGATAGTGTAGATTGTCTGCTTTCCCTCCACCTCGATTGTTACGTCTCGCATGGGCTGTCCGCTGCTGGAAATGGTTGCGATGCCAGTGTTGATGTGCGGCTGGTTGTCTACGACCTTGCCTTCCTTAACTTCCACCGTCTGCTTGTCTAGCAGATAGACCGGGTGATTTCTCTGAATATTTTTGAATTCCATGATGCGCTCTTTTTAAAATAATTCGATAAATAGACAAAAAGGGGTCTCACTGATAACACAGCGAGTTGCCCCTTGATAGATTTTGTTTAGACCGCCTACGCTCCAGTGGTTGTAGTGGTCTTCAGTGCTGCGATGATTGTAGCGTTCTGTCTCTGCTGGCTCAACTCCAGGCGTGCATCGTTGTACTTCTGCTGCAAGTCCTGCTGCCAGTGGTTGTTGAGAACGTCAACGATGCGCTGGGTGTTGTCTTGGTTCGAGCGGATGATGTCGCACTTGTCCTGCTGCATCTGATAGCCTAGCGCAGAGAAGCCTCGCTCTATGCTGCGGTTGTTGAAATCGAAGCCTCGCTGCATTGAGTTCTGGATGTCCTTCTGCCCGAGCTGGTTGTCGTAGCCCATCTTGATGATGTTCTGCTGGGTCTGACAGCAGCAGTCCTTCAGTGCAATGGTCATCTGCAAGTTACCCTGCGAGATAGCATTGATTACTCGCTCTGCTGAATAACCAACTTGTCCGCTTATCTGCTGGATGCCTGCCTGGATGCCGCAAACGGAAGACTGCAAAGCGTTGAAGTCGCAGTTCAAATTAGCCGCCAGCGTCTTCAAGTCCTGGTTGTTGCCCTGGATTGCTCCCATCAACAAGTCGCTGTTGTGGTTGTCGCTCATCTGATTGCGAAGACTGTCAATCTGAGACTGGATTTCGGCTCTCTGAACGTTGCCGTTCTGTCCGTTCCAGCCATCACCGTACATGAATCGGAACATTCCAAGCATCATCATGTAGGCGAAAGGGTTGTTCCAACCTCCACCCATACCACCGTTCATTGCTGCCAGCATAGTCGCTGGATCATTGTCTCTACCTCTAGCGAGCAACGCTGCCGCCAGGTTGTCATTGCCACCGTCCCCAGTGCAATAAACTTTCTCGATTGTGTCTGCCATAAAATTTTGAGTTAATTACGTTACGGAAACCAAATATTGGAATCCGCTGCAAAGTTACTCAGATTTATGGCTCGCTCCAAAAAGTTAGTACACTGGTATTTATCGAATTATTTTCAAAGAACGCTTTTTGTTATTTTCTTTTTGTTTTTTAAATACAAATCGGCTCAACGTCCTTGTTTAGCAAGGTCGCTTGTGCCGTGGCAAGTCGATAAACTCGAGACGTGCTGATATAGGTGTAAGCCATCTTGCAAAGATGTCTCACTGCTGGAACAGTGCGGTTTAATACGGTCGCAATGGTCGTTATGCTGAATCCTGCGTGTATCATCTGTTCAACGACCATACATCTTGTCATTACGAGGTTTTCTGCTCTCGACTTGCCGAGAACGTCTTCTCTCGTAATGCTCAACTCTCCGCTCGGCAGTTCAATAGCGCAACACTTGATTACGTTGTCTATAACTCGCCATAGTTCTTTCTCCTTGTCATTCATAATAAAATGTTTTAATCGTTGCCCAACATCGAATCAATCATTCCGTCAATGGCTTCATCGGTCATGCTCTTCTTGATAGAAGGATCTGCGCCAATTGACTTCATCATCATAGCTACCCAGGGTTTGTCACTCTCCAGTGTGGATTGTATCTGCTCCTTGTATGCTTCGTGGAGTTCGCCAGATTCCTTGAAATCCATAAGAACCGTGCGCAAGGCTTCCACTGCGTAGTTATCCATCAGCAAGGGATTGTCCCTTGCCGATGATAGTTTGGCATGAAGCACTGGCAGTGCTTCATGTAATTGTTTCTTATTTTTTTCTTCATATCGTCTTACTCTTAAATTTACAAAGTCTCGTCTTGTGGTTTTTACTCCCCATACTCGGGTTTCTCATACACCAAGTTATGCTCATCTACATAAGCCTTAGCTTCTGGGTATGTGTCGAACTCTACTGCGGTGGCATTTACTGCTGGGAATACCTCAGCATTGTCACCTTCCTCTGTGAGAGGGAGCACCATCTTGGTTCCCTCATGTACTACCTTGAATGGTTTTGTTAATTTTCTCAATTCCATATCCTAGAAATATTATTAATCAGTAATTAATTGCGATAAAGTATATCCCTTTCCTTGCATGGTGGAAACTGCTGCATCAGATGCACTTGTGCGATGTGATTGCTGAAAAAAGATTTTTTTCCTTTCTGATGCCTGACACTTAGCCATGTTTATCAAGAAATTATCTGTATCAGTCGCTGTTGCAAATCTGAATTCTCCAGAGATAATTTTGCTACTTGATGGTCGTAAGTCCTGACTGCTCCAAGTGTTTTGCAGATTCCAGTTTGTAAAGTAATACAACTTAGAAAGACCTGCAAGGGAAGACAAGTCACCACTAACAGACGTATTTTTCACATTAAGTGTCTCTAGGTTTGTGAGCGTAGATAAGTTCGCTATATCACCTGTAGCCATACTATCATCCAGATTAAGATTTGTAAGACCAGTACAGATAGATAAGTCTTGCGTATTAACAGAAATTGTTTTATTGTCAGAAATATCCAGTATAGTCAACAAGTATCTGTTTGGTAATGAAGTAATGTCACCAGTAACTTTACTATGTGATAAAGACAAATTTATCAGTTTCAAATCAGCAATCTCACTTAAATCTCCAGTCTGTCCAGAGTTAGATAATGACAGAGATGTTAAGTTTCTGCAATATTTATTCAAGTCCTCAAACTTGACATCTGCGGCATACATCCAATTTGTTACTATATCGCTAACATTCTTTTTATCAGAGCAATATACAAAACCACTCTTTGGCTGTTTGAAATAAATCTTATAATAACCAGTTTCAGTAGAAACTGGTTTCTCTTCACCAGCCCATTCAATAGTGGAGTTTTTTACTTGAATATAGCCTTGACTATTAGTATGATTGTCATTAGTTTTGCCCAACAACTTAATTCTAATCTTTCCAAGAAAAGGCAAGTCTGCACCACCAGTACTGCCCTTCATTTTTGTTACCAAACACTTTCCCATAATTATTATTTATTTAAATTAAAATATACATCAAACGTTTTTAGTAACTCACCAAATAATTCTTCCAAATATCCAGTTGTCACATTAGTATTTCTTTGTCCCCATTTCTTAACTCCTTCTCTAAAGTCAGAGTAATCAATGCTGCTTTGTAGGTCATTGACTATCATGTTGAAGTTTTCTTGTGTCAGGACAGAACTTCTGAGTTCCCTATATCTGGAGCAGATTTCATCCCAGTACAAAGTTTTCAGCTTTAACCAAACTGTATTAGTTGGCTTTGCTTCCAAGTTAAAGTTGTAAACGAAGAATGATAAATCCAAGTCATAAAGGAATGGAGAGAAAATTTTCTTGTCTGCTCCGCTATAAAGGATTAGATTGTGTATATCATTATCACGCAAGCGGAATACTTGTATAAAGATAAAATAATCTATCCAGTCATTAATATTCATGTGCTTAGGAGCATTTTCCTTGGTGAAGTCATTTCCATTAATGAACTGATAGAACTTTTCTACTGCAACTCTGTTACTCTCTGTCGGCTCATCATTCATTTCATCTTCCCAAGTACTCCAATCAAATTTAGCCCAATTACACCCTACTCCTCCACTGATAATCATTCCATCTTCATCACCTGAGAGCATGTAGTTAGCCTTGTCCTTCTTATAGCCAAAGAACTGAACACCATAAAACTCACCTCCTACAGATGTACATACAGGAAAAGATTTTATGATACCAGTTGCACCAGTTGCAATGATGGAAGAAGCACTCCATGGATATTGCTCATTGAAATTACGTAACTCCTTAGCTTGCAAGTATAGGCGAAAAATGATTGGCTCTTTCAATTTTGTATCATCAGAATAATAAGACTTCAAGTTGAACTTGTCTAGTTTCAGCAACTCTCCAATTTTCAATTTCACCTTGCTTTTGTAATCTGATTTAACAAAAGCATATCTTAAGTTCTTCTGTCTGTTATATAAGGTTGATGACCCTTGAAAGGAAACCAATACGTTATATGTTCCTTTAAGATAGCTGCCAAAGTCTATGTCTACTACACACCAATGCTTGGTCTTTTTACTGATTTCCCATGTTCCAACATTGGGTATATCTACAATTTTTGTAACTTCAATAGAAGTTGGATTTACAGTGTACGAACCATCATTACCCTTTGTAAGTGAAGAAGTTACATAAGACTTGTCTCCAACTTCCTTTACATCGGAAGGTACATAGAAATTCAAAGATACACTTTCAGATGTCACGGAATATACACCATCAGTATTTTGAAGCGTTGACTTAACAAAGTACTTATAGGGAGTCAATCCTTTTTGAGCATTGGCTTGCGTGTCTTCATTGACAAGCATAGCTAAAATGCCATTCTTATCAGAATATCCCTCATTAGCTGTCAAATAAAAAGTTTCTTCTTTTATATCTGTATAGCCATACTTTGGAAGATTCATTGAACGAGGCACAGCCAACTCCTTTTCTGGTTCATTTGAACCAAAATGAGCAGAACTGAAAACAATTTCTCTATTTTCATGTACAACGCCATTTTTATCTGTATAGCGTAGAATTTTGTTATCAGAATCAAGTAGTAGTTCTTTGTAATCTTCCACCTCATCTTCATATATTGTTCTATCATCGAATTTAATTGAAGACTTTGGTATTATAGGGGTATAAAACGTTTTTGAACCATCAGGATTTGTTGCAGAAAGAATCTTACCTTCTGCATCTTGCTCAACTGCAAGATATTCCTCGTTATCCTGCAAAGAGAATATACCAAGAAAATCTTTAACCTCTTCCTGCAATGAAGCAAGGTCTGCTTGAAGCTGAGCGATAACTTGCTTCAAGGCATTGACTGCATGGATTTCACCTATGATTTCTCCGTCTCTTCTGATACCAAGAACTACCTTATCCTCTGCATCAAGCCAGACTGCGAAAAACTCTTCATTCTGCTCAACGTGATACATTTCATTGAGAGGAAAATATGGCTTTCCTGAGTCTCTGTAGATACCAAAGAGAAGTCTACCCTCAGAATCTATTACTGCATGGATGAACTCCTCATTTTCGATTACTCTGAATGGAGTATCTTGAACATTGCCTTCCTCATCCTTGATGGCTACCTTATCCGATAAGCCGCTGAGTTTAGAATCCTGCTGCTCTGCAATCTCCGCAAGACCAGCGAGAGCACCGCCTACCCTCTCGGCTGTGTTCTCGCCCACCTGCGTAGCGTTCTTGACCGCTGCCGCCTGCTGTTTAATTTCGTTTATTGTTGCCATATATTAATCTCCTATTGCGTGAATGTGCGCCCTCGTTCCTCGCTGTGCCTTCACTTCTCCTTTCGGGGTGAATGCCTTGAGGTATTCGAGTGCATCTGATAAATATCTTTCTGCCATGTCCATGATGTCGTTGTATTGCTTGTTGTTCGACAAATCTTGAACATGGTCTGAATAATCGTCTCTGTGGCGCATTCCACCTGCTCGGCTTATAATTGTGCCATCGGCACGAAAAAGCCTCGCATACGTGAAATAAGCGAGTGCCTTGCGTATTCCGCTTGTGTACTTCTGCACCCTGGTTTCGTCTTGGCTGCAATCGCCCTCCTTCTTGGTGGTGTATTCGCCACCGTTCAGGAAGACCGCAGGCTGGAAATCGGGCAATAACGAATCACCCCACTCTCCCTGCTCGGTCGCTGCCTTGAAACGTTCCCACCCGATGGCTGGTATGATGTTCGTGTCCTCGCATTCCCGAATGTATGCGTTAACATCATCCTCATCTAAGTGCGTGCTGGTCGGTCGTGCCAGTTCCCGGAACTGTCCAACCGTGATAAGTTGTTTTCTTGTCTGTCCTCCCATAGGCTCAATCAATTAATCTATCGTGTTGTTCCCTGCCACCTCGCTGCTGATATACTTCAACGGCTGTAGCTTGGGGTCTAGGTTCTGAATGGCTGGGTCGTGCCAGCTCTTGAAAATCTTCTTGAAGGCTCGCTCGATGAATCGCTGCTCTGTCGTTACCTCTCCGGCATAGTATTCGTAAGCGTCCTGCATAACTTGTCCGCTGAATCCCAGCTTGCCAATACGGATTGAGTAGAAGAGTTCTTGATGGAACTGTGCGTAGATGCGTTCGATAACGCTGCTGTCTGTCACGGAAAACTCTTTGTCGAAGTTATTCGTAGGGAAAGCCACAACCTTCGGTTCGTCTTCCTCGTTCTCCACCTCGACCGCAAGAATCTTCGCTGTGTTCTCGTCCCCTTGAAACTGCAAAAGGTCTTCATCGGAAATCATCTGTCCGCTCTCCACCTCTTCGCCTTCCTCATTGAACTTCGGAACGCCTTTTTTTGTTACAAGCATACACGATACGAGGAAGTTATTGCGGACGTTTCGCATCTTGACGTTACCCAGTCCCTCATCGGTCGAAATCTCCGTGATGGCTGAATCGTAGCTGGCTGCCGGATAGATGAACTTTCCGTCTAGGCTCATCCACAGAACCTGCCCCTTGTAGCTGTCGATGCCGCCAGCGTTCTCAATCTGTTCAAGAACGATGCCGGGGTCGGGGTTGAAGACGTTGATGCGCTCAATAGTCTTCTCGTTTACCATCAACCGCTTTCCGTTCCTCGTTTTCTTCTGCTCCCAGTCTGGATGCAGCAAGACGTGCGCCACGCTCCCCTTGTCGTCCGTCTCTTCAAGGCGGCAATTTTCAAAGGGTACGTGGCTCACGCTCGACACCTGCCCTAGAACGTTGTAGTTTACATGAAGGGCAAAGCCTCCAAAGCGTGCGAGGTCTTGTGCTACGTTCCGTAGTAAATCGTCTGCCGTATCTCCCTGGTGGTTCATCGCCAATGCTGCGATAATATCGCTATCGAAGCCGTAGCCCTCAATGAATCTGGCGTATCGGTTCAAACAGAGCATTGCCGTTCCGCTGGCTTCCGTGATGCGTGCGAGGTTCTGCGGATATAGGTTATCATATCCGTATGCCTGCATCTTGAATCGGCTGACGTATCCAATATCAACCCTTCGCTTTGGCTTTTTAACTGTTTTAACGTTCATACTGCTTGTGTCGTTTTACTTGTTGTTTTTCTACTCTTCCTTGCCTGCTTTTTCGGCTTGGTCGATGTCTTTCTTCTTGTCGCTGCCTGCTGGCTGCTTGTTCTCGATGAGTTCCTCGCTGGGTATCTTCTGAAAGTACTTCTCCATCTGTGGGTACTTCTTCAGATATTCATGAGCTACCTTGTCGGTCAGGTTTTCATTTGTAAAAATCTTACCGTTGTAGAAATCTGGGCAGGAAATGATAAAACCTGCCTTCATTGCGTAATTACATGTTTTTGGCATTGCCTTTTCTTTTTTGAGTTTTAGATATATTTCAATCAAAGCATCGTGGTAACACTGCTGGCAGGTTGTCGGAACAAACCGCTTCCGTGTTACCTCGAAATATAGAGTTTCTATAACTGCCTTGTCGGTTGCATCAAATGGACTGTCGAAACGTGCCTTCAACTCACTGACCTTGGCTGTTGCTTCCTCGTAGGTCATGTCTTAACCTCCTACGGCTTCTGTTGTCAGACTGGCGTACTTGGCTGCCGTTGTCTCGCTGTCGGTGTCGAAGAAGAAATAAGCTGCCTTTGGTACGCTCTCCTCTTCCAGCGTGATAAGCCAGCCGCCCTCGGTGTCGTCTGAGTACTTGTCGTTCTCGCCTGCGCTTGCCTTCAGTGCCTGCGCATATCCGAACACCTGATACTCTGCCTTTCCGTCCGCTCCCTTAGAGAGGTTGCGAAGGATGATAACGAACTTTCCATTCGCCAGTCCGTCAATGATATTTGCGCAAACGTCAGGTGTGTTTGCTAATACCACGACTGCTACGGTGTTCTTCCAGCTGTTGCGATACGTGCCAACGGTCAGCTCGGTCTTGGTTCCAGTGAATGGCTTGCTGCCTTCCTGCTTGATTGCGTATGCCTTCTTGCCAGTCTTCAAGACCAATGCTTTAATTGTATTTCCTTCGACAACGCACTTAGTGAAGTCGATGTCGTCTCGGTTGATGATAAGTCCATCGCCCTCCAGTCCCTTCGTAACTTGGTCTTCGCAAGGGATGATGATGTCCTGGGCGATAAGGCTCTCGCAAGTTGTTGCCATATTAATTCGTTTTTAATTGTTATATCCCCAACACCGTTTTGTGGGTGTTGAGGATTGTCAAAATAACTTAATACTAAACTGAAAATTTGGAGCGATTAGTAAGCTGCATGGATCATGCCCTCTTCGAGGAGAGCCGTGCCAATCTTACCGGTAGCATAGAGATAGTTTCTGCGCTCCTTCTGGTCGAACCAGATGTCGAGGTCGCTAATGAGTGCATCGGCATCAGTACCCACCATAAGGTGCTTAGGGTTACAGAATACCGCACGGTGTGGAAGGTTGACTGTCGTCTCTCCCTTCTCGTATGCGTTAATCATTCTGTCCCAGATTCCGACACGAGCAATCTTTACTCCGTTGTAGGTCGCTACATCGAAGCCATCGAATACCTTCTCCCACGGCATAATATCGTGGTAGGTCTGCTTGATGTCGTAGGTCAATGCGTCAGCAAGCGAACGTGTCATAAGCAACACTGCATCGCTATCGTCAATGATACGTGTATCTACGTCCATCAAGATTGCGTCTACGACTTCTGTAGCTGCACCCTTCTTTCGCAATGCTGAAACCTGCGCTGCTGCCGTGGCCTCACTGTTGGCTGCGATGGTGGTATGGTTCTTTGTCGCTGTGGCTGTAAAGATGCGCTTGAACAGACCGTCACAAACGTTGAACATGCTAACGTCAGACCCTGCTGTCAGCTTGCCGCCACCTGAACCTGCCAATGCTGCCGCCTTGTCGCCAAACCAGCCGAAACGCCAAATCATCTGCTGCATGGCTCGCTGGAGTGCATCGGTGTAGATGGTCATGAAGTCTGTGCTGGTAAGGTCGCCAATGGCTGTACCAGTCTTAAGGCTGTATTCTGCGATTGAACCCTTCAATGCTTCGTAGCAAATCTTGATAGGAATCTCCCACTGTCCGAGTTCCCAACGCTTCTGAGAGTTGGCGATACCCTTCTCTTCATAGGTAGGGTCGCAACCGCCACCCTTCTTTCCGACCATTTCCATCTCACCGATAAGTGCGATTGGATCATCGTTCTTGACCTTCATGATGTTCACGAATGAAGAGAAGTCTTCATCGTTGTAGAAGGTTTCCTGCACGGCATCCTTGATGCTTGCGAGGTTTTCTGGCTCGAGTTTAAGATTCTCGAGTTGCTTTTTTGTAAATCCTGCCATTATTTTCTTCTGATTTAATGGGTTAATACTTGGTTACTTCTTGCCCTTTTTGTGGAGCTTGGCAAGTCTCTCCTTGATGGCGTTCTTTCCTTCCTCGACAGCGTTCACGTTGTCGCCTGCGCCCTTGCCGCTTGGCTGTCGCTGTGCTGGCTGGTAGTGGCTGCTGTAGCCTGCCAACACCTTCTCAGCACCGCCTGCCATCTTCACGGCATTCAGGATGCGCATGTCTTCCTTGCTCTTTGCGAGTTTCTCTGCGCCTGCCAGTGCTGCCTTGGTGTCGCTCAACTGCTGTTTGAGTGCTGCAACCTGCTGCTGCAACTTGGCTACGGTTTCGTTGTCGGTGCTTGATGCGCTGCCGCCATCACCGCCTTCACCACCCTCATTGTCGGTGTTGTCTGCGGTCTGAATGTCGGTAATTACACCGTCCTCGACAACGATTGTCTTGCCATCGGGCATTTCAAAAGTTCCGTCCGGACTTGCCTTGTCGCCAACTTGTGGATCTCCCTCTTCACGCTCAACGGTCAATGTCTGTCCGTCTGCTGTGTTGAGTTCCATCGCCTTTGGCTCTGCCTTGGCTTGTGGCTCTGCCACCGCCTGCTCTGCTTCCTCCAGTGTCTTCACGCCCAACTTGGCGAGAATCTTGTCGAGGAGAGAAGCCTTTACTTCTGTCTTTTTCTCCATTGCTTTTGGATTTTGTTGTTTTGAATTAATAAAATTTTCTATGTTGCGTTTTGATGCGCTTGCGCTGATTGGTGCAACGGTGCTGCTGATAAGACCTAGGCGCAAAGCTTCGCTGGTGCTGATGAATATGTCCTTATCCATCAGTGCTTGTATCTCTTCCCGGTCGCACTCGCACCGCTCTACGTATGCGTCCACCATCTTATCCTGCCACATCTGCATTTCCTCGCTCTGGTTCTTCAAGTCCTTTGCGTTCAGCTGGTCGCCCAAACACCAGCCAGGAACCCATGGGTTGTGCAGGAGGAAGGCAGCGTTCTCGTATGCCTTTCGGCTCTCCTTTGGTGCTGCAAGCATGATGATTGTTGCCATGGATGCTGCCTTGCCCTCAACGGTGCAGGTAATCTTCTTGCCGCTCTGCCGCAGTCGGTCGTATATCGCCCAACCTTCGACAACAGAGCCGCCATTGCAGAAGATGCGCATATCGATGGTGTCATCATCTTTCGGTATGCTTGCTGCAAAAGCATCTATATCCTGAAAGCATACGCAGTCGCCTCCCCACCATTGATACCAGAACTTGTTGTCTTGGCTGTCGATGTCGTTGTATATTCTGAGTTTTGCCATTGAATCGTGATTTTAAGTTTTAAAACGCTGCAAAGATACGATATTTTTTTATGTGTTTATCTCGTAAGCAGTTAATTTTTCTAAACAAGCCAAAATTTTGCGCTCTAAGCGGCTTTTATTGCCTTGGGTGTGTAACTTTACCACCTTCGACAGAAAACCGCTCAGAACGCAAATCTTGAAGAAATAACTGTAACCATTAGATCCTGCCGATATTCTCTATCGTCTGCACTCTCCGCTGGGTGCGGTTTATCTCCTCAACACTCACTACTGGCTGTGGAGCCATCTGATACCCTCTAGCTACAGCTGCCGCCAGCATATCCATGCCGATGTTGCTGCCTCCGTTGTTGGCTACGATAGGAACGCCACCGCCTAGCTGGTTGAATGCGGATAATATAGGGCTGAACATCGAAGTCGCCTTGGCGGTCATTACGCTCTCGCCATTGGAAAGCCTTGCCGGGATGCTGTCGCTGGTTCCAGTGCCCGAACCTTGGACGTAGCCGCCAGTGGAGAATCCCTTGACGAGTGCTTTTGCTCCTGCAAAGGCTGCCTTGATAAGTACCATTAATGCTGCTGCGCTCGCAGCACCTCCCCACGACTTGCTTGCAATCTCCTTGGCGAGGATCTGTGCATAGTAAGCGTTAACTGCTATCTCTATTGCGTCAAGTATTGATGTCAGCATCGATTTTAGGAATGAGTGCAGCGATTTATCCTCGCTCTCGAAGAACTCAGACAGGCCGTCTCCCATGGTCTGTATCATGTCGCTCATCATTTTCAGTTGCTCTTCCTTCAAAGCTGCCTTTTTCTTGTTGGCTTCCTCTTGCTCCTTGACTTCTGCATCGCTCAAATCCTTCTGTAGCTGCTCCTGCACGGCTGAATAGTCCTTGTATGCGTCCAGCTTGCTCTGAAGGAAAGCCTTGTATCTCTCCAGCTTTGCTGCATCGTCTTCCTCTCCAGTGCCACCGCTCATGATGTCCGCATCCTTGCGTGCCTTCTCTGCGTCCTCGAACTCCTTGTTGAGTTCGTCCACAATCTCCTTGGCTTGGTTCTTCAAGTCCGCTTTCGCCTTAATCATGATGTCGAGAAGTTTTGCCTGCATTTCCTGCGCTTTGTCTGCTCCGATTTGCCCTGCCGCCACGTATGCGTCAATGCTTCTTGCCACCATGTCCTTCTCCAGCTGTTCGAGGTCGTTGCTGTAGTCTCGCTCGTTGTCGTACATGCCTGCAAGGTATCGCTTCTTTGCGTCCATTACTTGCTCGTTGTATTTGTACTGTATAAGCGCAATCGCTTCCTGCAATTCCTTTTCCTGCTTCTTCCTGCGCTCGGCTTCCTCCTTTGCCGCCTTGTCGGCTGCTGCCTTCTCCTTCTTGGTCTTAGGGGTAGTGCTGGCGATATTAGTGCCGTCCTTGAGCTTTGTATTGTCGGTTGTGGCGGTCGCCATGGATGGCGCATCTGCGCTGACTGGTATCTTGATGTTAGCATGGTTAAAAGTATTCTTCATGCCACCCACGATAGCATCAGCCATTCCGCTGCCAAATTTCTTCAAGTCTCCCCAAGCCTCCTTCACGGTATTTCCAAGACCCGAAAAGATGGAGCTGAAGCCGTCTCGCATCTGCTTCACGTCAAAGGAGAAAAAGCCCTCAAACATCTGCAACAGTCCCCTCACTGGTCTTGCAACAAGCTTAATGGCATCTATGATGATGTTGAAGGCAAGCAAGGCAACCTGCCCGACAGACTTAAACGCAAAGCCTATCAACTGAATCAATCCCCTAAATGCCACGCTTTGGTTATAGAGGTTGATGATAGCCCTCAATAGTTTCGTTAGATGGTTGCTTACGAATGTTGCCGCCTGAGCCTTCATCATTTCAAAGCCGCCACCAGTAACGTCAAAGAGTGCACTTGCGGTATCCTTCAAACGCTTGTTGGCTTCCACCTGCTTTTCCTGAGCCTTGGCAACATCACCGGATTGTTCCTTGACCTTATCAATGTTCATCTCAATGTCTCCGAGGGTCTCAATGTACTTTAGTCCTGCATCCTCGCCAGGAGCTCCAAATATATCTGCGATGGCTGTTCCTACCTTGGCTGATGAAGCAGGGAACTCCTTTAGCTTGTTACCGACCTCCTGCATGATGTCGAATGTGGTTTTGCTACCGTTTTGCAGTTCTTTCTGAACTTTCTTGCTTGATATACCTATGCCATCCAATGCGGCTGCTGTTGCGGTAGTCATCTCTCGAAGTCTAAGATTACCCTCCTTGATGGTGTCAAGACCCTTATCAGAGAATATTCCCTGCTTGGTGGCGTTGGTTGAAATTGCCACGAATTGCTCCGCATTCAATCCAGCCTCCTTCAGGTACGTTGGGTATTCCTTCACGTTCTCTAGGAACTCATCACTAGCATTCGCACCAGCCACAAAGCCATCTTGCAAGAGCTTTAGCGATTCTGATACACTGATGCCAAACTGCTTGCTCATTACATTTGCGGATTGCAAGGTTTCGCCAAAATCCACGCCAAACGTCTCGCTGATTGCCAAGGCTTGATTTCTCACTGATTTCATTTCGTCACCGAAAAGCCCAGTGAACTGCATGGTCTTGCGTGTGGCTTCCTCTATGCCCTTGTTGTAGTCATAGAACCATTTGAAAGCCATTCCGACACCTGCCACACCTGCCATAGCGAGGAAATAAGGGTTGGTCAATAAGGAAAGAGCCGTATTTTTCAGCGCACCAAACTTTACCTTTAGGTCTTCCACGGACTTTCCCATTTCCATAACCTTTCCGATTCCAGTATCATCAACAACATCAAAACCGAAAAACTCGGTGTTCTGCAGGTCGTCAGCCGCCTTCATCATGGAATCGTAATAGCTGCCGACACTGCGTTGGAATCTTCCAGTAGCCTCCTCAGCCTCTTTCAGCTCCTCTATCAAGTCTTGGATATGCTCCTGCATCTCCTGACCCTTGGAACTATCACGCTCGGCACGGCTCATCTCATCGTAAGCCTTGGTAGCATTCGAGAGCTGGGCACGCAGCTGCTTCAAGCTGCCTTCCTGCTCGTTCTCTGTGCGCACGTTGTTCTGGATCTCCTTCCGCAAGGTGCGCACGTTGTACTGGTACTCCTTGATGGTTGCGTTGATGGCTTCCGTCTGTACCTTCATCTCGTTGGTCGTGATGGTCTTGTCTTTTTCCTGCTGCTGCAAGTCCTTGATGCTTGCCTTCAACTGGTCTATCTTCTCCTTGTATCTGATGATGCCGTAGATTGCATCCTCGTACTTGACCTTGATGTCAAGAATCTGCTGTTTGTCTTCACTTACCATAGTTCGTTCTTTTTAGTTGTTCAACTCTATCATTGTAACCTCGCAATATCCGCTGTTTGTGGTCTTGATTTCGAGAACCGCAAAATACGCTCCATACTGGGCAAGGTACACTGGCTTCGTTTCGTCAAAGTTCAGTATCTCCAAATCGGAAAGATTGAACCGCTCCACAATTTGGTGTGGGTTCGCCACCGTCTTTCTCAACTTCTCCAGCTTGTTGTCGAAGATGTCCTGAAGGTCGATGTTGAAAGCCAATTCCGCATAGCCGTCATCGTTCTTCGTCAGGTTCACTATGCGGTCTTTGCATGCCTTGTATTTGGTTGCGACTTGGGTGGTGAGCGTTGTGTTTCCAAAAGTGTATTGCTTGCTTTCCCATTCGTATATCGGTATGCGGTTTCCGTCCGTGGCTGCAAATGGAAGCGTACAGACGTCTTGCGTATACTCCAGCGTCTTGTTGTCTATAGTCATATCCGCATCGTGCTGCTGATATACGGTTTCGTCTTCCTTCCACTTGTAGATATTATGCTGGCAGTAGTCCTCAACACTGAAATCTGTCTGCCTTGGATGGTTGCTGGCTTCGCTCGGGATGAGCTTCTTCGTCCAGTCCACCGCTTTTGCCTTGGCTTCCCAAAGGTTCACGATGTCTGCAAAAGTAAGTGTGCCAGCGATAAACCTCTGGCTTGGAAACGTTGATGTAAGAATGCAGATACACTTCAAGAAGTCAGTTACCTTGATGTCGGGCAGGTTCTTGCCGATAGGGAAATTACCTCCGTATGGTACTTCATCGCTCTGCTTGATGCTGGCAGACAACCGTCCGTTGTAACATTTTAATCCGTTTAATCTCTGGTTTTTCGGGTGCTTCATCTCAAAGGTCACGATGTCGCCCTCTTCCAGTTCTATCTCCCCTCGTCCTGCTACAAGGTGTATGAATCTGCCTCCTACAAGCTGGTCGCTGGTGTCGCTTACTGATGGATCTGTACCTTCGTAGTCCGAAGTTCTGCCTGCGATGTAGGTCTTGGTGTATTCGCTTTCCTCTTGGTCGCTCGTATGTTTTGACACGACCTTAATTTCGATGTAGCATGGTGGGTATAAGTAAACTGCCTGCGTTTCGGTCGAGCCTCCGTAACTCCAGCTTTTATGCAATGAAGGATTTACTTTCGATGCGTCCCACGACCAGTTCATCTGAACATCAAAAATCATCGTGCAGGAAATCTTTACATCCAGTTTGCTGTATCTGTGCCCAATCTCCAATCCATCGAATACCTCCGATAGGCTCGTTGGTTGGAAGTCGAGAATACCGAGGTTCTCTGTTTTGAAAAAAGTTCCCTCAAATCTGCCTACAACCGTCTGCGCATCTGACTTCCTTGTAATCAATGGTACAGCAAGTCCCTTTATGATTTCTTTCGCTTGATTGCTCCAGCCGAATGCCACACCAGTCTGTGCCGTGATAAGGTCAAGTATATACTTAGCCGTAACGCTTGGTTGGATTGTTCCATTGCTTGTAAAAGAAATCGAACCACCTCCACCAAAAGAGCCGCTTCTTTCAAACGTGCCACCGCTCTCTCTCGCATTGCTCTCTGTCTCGCTTTTACTCTTAACAAGAATAGTCGTGCCAGTGCTGTATGCTTTAATAGCGTTGATGATAAGCCATTCTGCTGTTGCTGGTGCTTGCAGGTCTACATCGATTGGCATGCTCTCGCTCGTATATTTAACGCTGTACGCTCCGACTGCCTGAACTTGGGATAACTTACCGTCCGAGAGATAATAAGCCGCCACAACCGTGCTTATCGCCATACTTATCATCTTATCTACAGAAGGCTTGATGTATACGAGGAGACCGGAAGGCTTGCTCTTTACAACATTAATTTCTGTTTCTCCGGCTGCAACCTCATGCGTTCCCCATGGTGTTGTCTCTCCGGTCTTCGTATCAAGTGCTCCGTATTCGACAGAGCCAGCCTTCTCTGCCCGAACCCTGATGGATATTGTCTCCATGGCAACACTCGTTTCGAGATTGGAGATGCACGCTCCTGCACTCACGAACATTCCGAGCATAGGATCTGGAGCCGGCAATACCGGATAAGTTTCTTTTTCTGTCTTTCCGGCATCATCGGCAAGGCTAAGAACGTTCTTGTTGGTGTCGAGTATTGCCCATGTCCGGAATTGCCCTTTGCCTAAAACTTTGCTGATGGTGGCTCTCATTCCAGCCTCGAAAGGTATGATTGCACACTGATACGTCTCATCGGTCAAAACCTCGCCCGATACATACTTTCCGACCTCTGTTCCAGTTCTTATCTTACCTTCAACGAGTGAGTATGTCGTGTCGCTGTTCCCTCCAACGTTTCGGTCGTATCCATACCATTCATCGTTTGATGTCTTAGCCACTGCCGTTTCGTATTTCCCATAGAATACTCCATCCGTTATTGCCTTCTCGTAGGTGTCATAGCTGTTGTTCTTGGTAAACCGCAGATACTTCGTGCAATTCAACTCGTTCAGCTTTAGGTCAGACGATTGCAGCGTTGCCAATGCTTGGAACAATCCCCAATAAATCGAAATCTCGATGGTTTCCTTTACGCTCAGAACGCTTGCCCTTCCGCTGTGGATAATCTCTAAGCCGTTTCGGAAATAACGTGCTGTGTGGAAAATATAGGGGTATTTGCTGCTGGTGCTCGGTTTCCCTGCAAACTCCAGAACAGCCATATTGTGCGCTGTCTTTGGCAGATTGATGGTGTATGTCGTGTTGGCTGTCATTTTCGTTATGTCACGAAAAAGGTTGCTCTTGATGTCGAGCGTGATTGCCGAATCCTCGCTCATATCCATAAGAACACCGTCTATGTATAGTTGCTGGTCTGTCATAGCTGCTGAATCTGTGTATTGTTAATAACTAGGTTGCAGACGAAATCCTGCAACTCTGCTGTCTTCTTGGTGTAGGTTCCTGCCTTGATTGTCACACTCTGCCACTTGTCGCCACCGAGGTACATATCCACGACCGGGCTGCTGGCTAGGTCTTGCAGGAAATCGAAAGTATCTCGGTCTACCAATGGTGCGCAAAGTGGTATGGTGTCCTCCCTGCCGTAGCCCTGCCTTCTGCCGTTCGCTCCGAGGTAGCCGAATATTGTGTCGTCATACTCTCCGAGGTTGTTGCGCACAAAGCTGGTGTCGCTGCTTATCGCCCTGCTCTCATCGCCTTGCGTGAATAGCCAGTATCGGTAGAATCCGTGACGATCAACCCAACGCAGGTAGATGCCATTCTCCGTGTTGTCGGTCTTGATGGCTGCAAGCTCCGTATACTTGTCGCTGGTCTTTAGATAGAACGTGAAATCAAATGTCGTATCGAAGGTTGCCTGCTGTATCTTTCCATCATAGTCCTTGATTGAGTAGGATTTCGCTCCTGCCTTTAGAACCTTGCTGGTAATCTCGAAAATACCATGCTCTGCGATGTCTAGGTACTTATTCGTAACCCTTCCGTCCGCATACACAAGAAGGCTGGTTTCCTCGCTGATGTATAGACCGAATGAGAATGGAAAGTTCGTGAACCATGTCAGCTTCTTGTTTGCGTTCCATGTCTCTCCTGCCCTCATCGCTCCCCAAACATAGAAGGTTGTGTAGCTGAATGTCGCAAGGTCGCTCCCCTCGCTGTTCTTTACCTTCACGGAAACATCGAACACCGCACCGAGGTTGCTCTTCTGGCTCTCCCTGCTGTAGTCGATGTTTCCGAAGCTGATGCCATCGAAGAGTGCCTGCACATATTCCCTGTAGTCCATGATGCAGTTATCCGCAAACGCTTCCACGCTGTACGTGTACGTCTTGTTCTCCCTGCTGATGGTTGCCTCGATGCTCGCAACACCAGAGCCGCTCGCCTTGATGATGCAAGGCAAAAATGCGAATCCTACAGCGTCCGGGTATTGAATCGTGATATTGTTGTTCTCTGTCTGTCTCATACCGTCTCATTGTTAAGTTTGATACTTCCCACCGACTGGTGGATTAAGAAAATAAGTCGCTGCCCCAGCCGCTTCATCGTGTCGGGCACAACGTTGCTGTATACGTCAGCCCTGCCGCCCGTCCGGTGCAGTTTAGAACCCTTGTTGGCGATGGTGTGTGCGATGGCTCCTGCCATGCTCATGTCGCCACGCTCTTGTGGAGTGTACTTGTGCTGCCGCTTGGTTTTGTAGGGGATAGGTCTGCCGTGCAGTCCCTTGTCCTTCATCCACTGCCGGATGATGCCACGGAAGCCGTATGGTATCTTTCCTGCCCTTCGTCCGGTCTCGAGAACCCCGAATGGCTTGTGTCCCCAGAGGATGGTTTCGTCCTCGCTGGGCTGCTCCACCTTTAGGCTGGCGATTGTGCGCCCCGATGCGTTCTGTCCGTTGATACGTATGTGGTTGATGATAAGCTGCCGTGCTCGCTCCACTTCCTCACGCATGATGAGCGATGCCGCCTTGGGGTCGAATTGAATGCCTCCCTTGCTCATACCTCACACCCTCCTATGCTCTGTGTCAGCTGAAGGGAGTACATTACGCCCGACACGATCGTGCTCAAGCGCTCGATGATTGTCTCGTAGTACTGCTGCCCCTCCAGCGGTTCGAACTGGTGCGACTGGTTGATGGCTCGTATCATCCTCGCCCCTGCCACCTTCATTCGGTCGATGCACTCTCCGTTGTCTTCTCCTTCTGCTGCCCTCGGTACGGTGTCGAGATAAGCCAGGGCAACGTTCACGGTGTCGTATACTCTGCCGTTTCGTATCTCTGTCGTGCCGCTGGCTGGTATGATGCAGACGATTGCCGGATAGTTCAGTTTCTCCAGCTTTGTGTCCGCTGTGTCCCAGTCCTCGAATAGGTAGGTGTAGTCTGGTAGCGTGTCTGCTGCCAGCTGCTTTAATGTTTCTCTGATTGTTGCCATAATTATCTGGATTTACGTTTCATTTCCTCTGCCTGCAACTTCTGCAGGTTTCGCTCGTACACGCTTCTTTTGTTGTCCATTTCCATGCACTTGTAGATGCGAAGCCATGGTGTTTTTAGAACCTGGTCGTGGTCGCTGATGCCCATCCTCACTGCATACCAGTCAAGCATGCCGAACAGTCCGAACCGCAGGGTATCGATGCCTGCCTCCTTCTCCAGTCTCGTTGGCTTCGCTGTGTCTGTACTTTCGAATAGCTTGTTGATGCGCTCCACCTCTGATGTTACCCAACCGATGAGCATAACAACATCAACCGCCCTAGCCTGCTCCACTTCCTTGTGGCTCAGACCGAGGACGGTTGTCACTATCTGATACAGACTTTCTTCGCTGTCTGATAGCTGGGAAAGGTCTATTAGCTGCCCGATGGATAGCTGGTTGAGATTGTCGGGCACTTGCTTTCCTCCAACGAACGCTGGTCGTGGCTGCTTGCCGATTTTGTAGCTGGTGTGTCTTGCCACTGCCAGCCAGTACTTGAATGTAGTGTTATTATCCATACGCTTTATAATTTTTATCGTTATCTTTGCCTCAATACGTGCGCCCTAGCCGTTCCATGGCTTGCTACGGATAACTTCTTCAAGGCTACGTATCGTATTGCGTCTATGCCGTGGTTAAATGCGTCTATAGGCTGGTTCGTGGTCTCTCCATCCCTTGACTTCTTCCACTTGTATTGCTGCATGTTCTCGATGATGCCGTAGCTTCGTCTGGTTATGTTGATGCGGAAACGCTTGAGAATGTCGATACCGTTGTTGATACTGTCCGCTCCCTTGGTGCTGCCGATTATCCACAGCCCTCGGTTGTGTATCTCCTGAATGCTCTTAGGCTCTGCCGAATCCGCAATGATAAGGTCACGTTTTGTCAGTCCTTGCTCCTTGCATCGGTCTGCGATGTCTTCGTTCGTCAGCCCCGGCTGGTAGATTTCCTCATCCACCCATAACTCTCCGTGTGCCAATATAACGTGCTCCAACGCAGTTGGGTCGCAATTGTGCACCAATATTCCGTTTGCGAAATATTCGTGCACGCCTTCAATCCACAAATCGTAAACCTCGCAAGTTTCTTCTTGCAGCGTTTCTACTGAGAGTATACGCACATTCTCTCGAGCAACACTTTGGTTTAAGATACTTGTTTCCGAGAAAGGTTTTTCCGCAACACTTGCAAACAATTTCGATGTTGTTTTCGGGTGCTCTGTATTGCCATCGGTGGTGGCAAAGTTTCGAGCAGAAACGTTGATGTACGTTTGTGGCTGTGTATTCATTTCCACACCATCCGCAAATTCGCTTCTCTGATTGCAGTCTTGCAATTGCTTTCTCTCTTCTTTCTTGCCAATTCTCTTTGCTGTATTTAGCTGTTGTAGAAACGCTCCTTTTAAGCAAATCCAACTTTTCTTGATGCAGCAAAGCATGTTCTGAAGGAGTGACAAGCTGCAAGTTCTCGATGTCGTTATTGAATGGGTTCTTGTCTCTGTGGTGGATAACATACCCATCGGGGATTTTTCCGTTGTGTTCTTCCCATATTGCGTGATGTAGGAGAACGCTGTGATATTTTCCGTTCTCCTTCCACTTGTGGCAATAATAGTTTGCGTGCTTGCCGTTTGGGTATCTTTTGTATTCGATGCCTTTGTAGGTGACAACACACACAATTTGTCCCCTTCTGTTAATCTTCCGTACTTCTTCCATTTTCCGTTTACGTTAAAATTATGGTTGCCAGTTGCGCTCATTTCGAACGTTCCTGCTTCCGTTGTTATTCTTTTCTTGATTACTTTCTTTTGTCCATTGTCGAATCGATGCAGAACTTTTCTATATCCGAATCGTGTCAGAACCATATCTCCAGACTTGATTTCTGCTATCGGCACAAGTCCCTTATTTGTCTCGATAATGGTATCTCCCTTAAAGCAAGAAAATCCGAAGTCCATACCCCTGCATTCCATCTTCCACTCCTCCCTTGGTGGAAGCTTGTCAACGATGCCCCAATTAGTGAAGATAAGTCCGGTTATCTTTCCGGTCAGTCCTCTTGCGTAAACTCGCCACAGTTCGGGGTCGTCAATCTCTTCAATTTTCTTGTGCTCCTGCTCAGTAAGGAATCTGTTGTTTCGGTGGTCGCTCAGGATCAATCGGCAATCATCCCTGCCGATGATATTGTTGTGCACCCAGAAGCGTGCGCTTGGGTTGTAGTCGATGAATACCTGCTTTCGGGTTCGGATTGCTAGCTGCCAAAACACTTCGTAGGGCACACCGTTCGCCTCGTTCACGAACAGATAGTCTCGCTTACCGTTCTTAGCATCCTGCGCATCTTGGTAACTCTTGAACTCGATGATGGAGCCGTTCTTTCCCCGGTAGCTGCTGTCGCTCTTGTTATTCTTGAACCAGTCCAGCAACTCTGCCCTTGAGTGCAGGATGGTGTCGAGGTCTCGCATGGCTCCCACTTTCAAGTTCGGGAGGTCTTGACCGCACACCGTGATAATTGCCATGGGGTGTTCAAAAGAAAGCACTATAAGACGCTGCATGATGGTGTATGTCTTCCCCGAGGACGTGCCGCCCTGGTTTACGAGAAACCTTGGCTTCACGTCCGCATTCGGGTCATACAGTTCACCAATAACGTCAAATAGTGCCATTCTTACAAACAATAAAACTTAAAACAAAATTATGGTAAAAAAATTATTCTTTATCCAATCCTTCACGCTCGATTACTTCCTGCTCGCTGGATGCACACTGGTGTCCCGAGTTGATGTAGCGTACCTCGATGCCACCTTGGAAGCCTGCGTTCAGGTCGAGCACGACCTTATCCAGTCCGAGCAGCTTGCAGATTTGCGTCTCTGCCTTGATGATGATGTCGAGGTAGCGTGGTTCTCCGAATCCTCGCTTTTCGGCATCGTACATTATCGCCTTGACGGTCTCGATGGAAATCTGCTTTCCTCGCTCATCTACGATTGGCAGTCCATGCTGGGTTGATTTCTGCAAGTGGTAGTCCTCTTTGGATTTCTCCCAGGCTTCCCACGCTTCACGTATCACCAGCTTCAACCTTGCCACCTCGCTGGTTATCTTCTCGTCTGTGTCGGTCAGTCTCTCTTCCCTCCACTCCTTCAATAACCGCTGAATGTCGCAGTGTGCCTGATTGTATTTCGGTCTGTCGAGCCGCTTGCGAACCTCTGCCGTGATTTCTCGCTCCGTCCATCCCTTGCGGTATAGGGGTGCGATAATCTGCAGGCGGTTCTCGATGTCGATTTTCTGTAATCTGTGTTTGTTATTATTACCTTGTGGCATAGTTATTTTTATTAAAATCAACGCAAGTTGCGTTTTCTTTGCATGGTAAACAAATTGTCCACCTAAACAATTTTAACGCAACTGAGAGCCTTATTTGGCTCCGTTATACTTATAGATAAAATTTCCATCCGCATCTTTGCCGTCAGGAACTAGTGCTCCCTCAAATAACTTGTATGGACTTTGCCCATTTTGAGGGTTATTCCATAGCCAACGCATATACTGCGCCATCGTCATTCCGTAGAAGTGAGCCTTTTTTTCCGAAGAATTACAATTAAATCCTTGAGCCCGACCCCATTGGTATTGATGCAGGATTTGTATATCCTTGCATACTTCCGAATAAGTTACGATACCATTTTTCTTAGCAATCTGAAGGGCTTCGCACCACTGACCCCTAGAGTAGTTCCAATTAGAAGGAAGTCCGCAGCAACTGCCATTGTTACATAGCTCCTTAAAATGAGCGTCAGATACATAGAATCTCATATTTACTTCCTCGCAAAGTTCCTTCATATTCTTGAAGAACGGTTCTTTAACCTTGCGGTTCAGTCTGAGGTAGCCGCAAGATACACTATACTTCTTGTAGAACTTCATTACATCGAAGCCGCAAAGTTCATTCAGTTTCGGCATAAAAGCCTTAAGCGTAGGACTTCGTTCCTCAACGCAAAAGAACTCTGTGCTCAATGCGCTTGCTCCACAATTCGATGCAGCATTGATTAAATCAAGATAAGATGGTGTACTTACTCCAATGATAAAAGGACGCAATCTTAATGTCGCCCCCCCAGCTCCAGCGTTAGCAATTCTCTCGATAGCTTTCAAGCGTTCCTCGGGAGAATCTACGCCACGTTCGATAATATGCGCCTTTCGCTCATCTAGTGTGATTATCGAAAACTTAAAATTCCAGTTTTTCTGACCACGAATCAAGTCCATATAGCGCTTGTCTTTAGTAAACCAAGTTGCCTTGCTGGAGAAGCACAGAGGGTAATCTATATCCTTGAAGAACTTAAGCAATTCGAGCGTCTTTCCGTACTTCCTTTCAAAGTTATCGAACTGGTCGCTCATTCCACCCCACTGCATAACCTTCCTTTGCTTGATGTATTCGGCAAACTGACCAGCATATTTGTCGGGCTCGGTGAACATTTTTTTTATTTTCTCAACGTTAACTGGATTGACTTCCTTATGAGCATAACCTTCCTTGCCTCCACCAATACCACGTTGGAACTGAGCAAAACAATACATACACCCGAAGGAGCAATTGCTATAAGTATCAAAGGTCATCGGCATTGAGCAATCTGCAATTTCAGCCGTCCACCTTGGTGATTGATAATAAGCCATATCTTTATATTTTTAAAATCAGAAGAGAATCGCCGCCACGGTCTCCAATGACCTCAAACCCAAATTTAAGATAGAAGTCCTTGCCGTCGTGCGACCTTGTATAAACACGACTATACCCACATTGCTTAGCAAACTCAATCGCTCTATTCAGAAGTTTTTTCGCAAGCCCTTGATGCTTGTGGCTGGAGCGTGTGGCCATACCGATGATGCGAAAATATTTTTTGCAAAGAGTTCCGATGATAAAACTATTATCTGTATGCTCGCAATATAGTTTCGCCTTACTCTTGTAGGTAATATAGCTCGCATATGAGACGTCTTTCACGGCTTGCTTGCTTTCTGAATCTCTAGCTATAGAGGTAAGCAACTTAGCATCGAAGTTACTTGCTATCTCCATTCTTTAGCTCGTCTAAATTGTAAACAACCTTGTCTATCTTAGCTACTCCAATCAGAGCGGCTAGATAATCCTCCTGCTCCTTGGAGTAAACGATGATTATTCTCTGTTTCTCCGTTTCGTCATCGCCTTGTATGTCGGGCAGTTCGTCAGGTGTAAGGTCTACTCCTTGTAACTCATCGGGTAGTTTATCCTCCTTCTTTTCTTCAAAACCTGCCAGCTGCCAGTCTTCCATACACCAATCTTTGAGAAGGTCTGTATTCCAGGCATTCGCCAGCATATTCGTGTCCCAGTCTCCGAAGCCCACATTATCCTTGATGATAAACTCCTTTTTCTGTGCCTCGGTGAGGTCAGTTGCGTTCACGATGGTTGCAACTGGCTTCTTGCGCCAGCCCTCCCAGTACTTCAAGAGCGCATCAACTTCGCCCTGCGTGAACTTATCGCCATCGCTGATGGTAAAACGCAGGGTATCCCAGTCCATCGATACGATGTGCTTGAGGGCACGCAGGCGCATATTGCCACCCAGAACAGTCGTCGTCTCATCAACAACAATAGGTCGAAGGGTCAGCATTCTAGGGAATACGAGAAGGCTCTTCACCAACTTCTGAAACTTCTCCGTGGTGATGGTTCTAGGGTTCGCTTCATTCTCCACAACCCTTGATAGTGCAATTTCTTCTGTTTTCATATTTTTATTGTTTTAAGTTCGAAATTCATGCTTATCTGATAAACATTGGCGCAAAGATACGACTTTTTTGCTTTAGTTGTTTGTTCTTCGCACACTTTTAACTTTTTCCAACACTTCGTTTTTATCTTATCAATCAAAGGCTCGGACGGTCTTCTGCATGGTTGTCTGCGGTTTCTTCGGCATCACTCTGACCGGGTATCCTGCACATACCCATGCGAGTAGAAGTGCGTCTCTCTGGTCTTGGTTCATTCTCGGCATCTTTTGTCCTGCGCTTACAAAATAAGCAAGTTCGTCCTGCGTGATTTTTCCGTCTTTACCCTTCCAGCACTTCTTTAGTGGCTTGACGATTTCGCAGGGGATATTGTAATGCTTGCAACACTCAACGATAAGAATTCCTGTCTGATGGTTCATTCCGGTAGAGCGTCCGATTGCTGCTGCCTTGACTGCTGTCATGAATCTGTTGAGCACATGCCAGTTGCTCTTATTGAGCCATCCGCCTTCAATAACTACCTTAATCTTTTTGCAACTCTCGTTCATTGCTCTGAGGTAATCTATCAAAGCTGGGAAGTTCATCTTATAGGCGAGATACTTCTTGTCGTCATATACTGCTCCAACTCCGCTTTCTTGGTTGTCTGGGTCGATTCCGATTATAACTGTTCCTTTTTCCATTTTTTCTTTAAAGTAATTATTTCGTTTAAATTTCACGCATAAGCGTTTATTTTGTTTTGCTGGTGTAGTTTATTATCCAACACCATTTACGTGCGCATATATGTGCGCACATGCGTTATTATCCCTATCTTTCCCCCTACCCCCTTTCTTTCCCTTCTTTTGGGTTGCGATAGAGAAAGCTGGCAGGGATTTCGGAAGTTATCTGCGGGCAAAATAAGAATAACAATATATGAATAACTGATTTAATGTATATTTTGCAGACACTTCCTTCTTCCACCGCCAGCCGTAGGATAAAAGCATAATTAAATTATATCATCGTTTTCTTTCTTTTACTTCATGTACCACCTCGCTTTCTTTGTTTTGAAGTCAGACTTCGGGAGATACGCTTCAGGCTCTCTTATAGTAATTTCAAGATGTTATAAGACGTTTATTACGTTGCCGATATAGGAGAGCCATCCCCTTCTGTCCTCGCTGGTTAATAACTCTATTATTGAACTCACGACCGATTATTCTTTTTGTTTTCGAGCAGCCATGCCAGATGCGCTGCCTGCTGCGGATTCTTGAACATGGATAGAGCCTTCTCTACGTCCGGCTTCTTCCTCTCACGCATCGCTCTGTCAGCTACCCGGTTCTTTGTACCGTAGTTTCTGTAGTGCTTACTCCAGTACTCTTTCTGATACGCCCGGTATTTTTCCCGGTTTCTCTTTCGCCACTCCTTCGTGGCTCTGAGTATCTGTTCCCGGTGTTCCTGGTAGTACGTTCTGTTCTTCTCCCTTGTTGCGAAATCGCTCATTGCATTCAAGTATTACCTGATGTTCTACATATTGCTTGCGTGCCGGGCAGTATATGCCATTTATGCAGTTTCGCCCGGCATCGCAAGCCTTGCATAATTCACTCGCCATACGTCCTAGAATGGCAGGTTATCGATGTTGTGGTCAGTGAATATGATGTTCTCATTTCCCTCGTATGGGATACAGCAGGCGAATTCCGCTGGCCTTCCGCTGCGTAAAGACAAGACTTTATATCTGTAATTCGCTCCCTCTCCACGGTCACGAACAAACAACGCTGGAAGACACTCGTATTCTCCTCCATCCCTTACCAGCACCTTGTCGAAGGTCTTGAAGGCTGGCTGCTCCCTCTCTTCCTTCCCATTCTTCCAGATGTCGTAATGCTTGTTGAACAGTTCGACTTCGTTCTCTGTCGCTTCTCGAAGTTCCTTGTTAACGCTGATACGCAGGTCGAAGGCTTGGTCGGTCACGAACTTCTCGTTCTCGATTTCGTACTGGTTGCCGAATGTCAGCGTGTCCTCGCTTTCGTTCTTATCGATGAGTTTGCCGATGATTGTCAGCTCTCCGTCCTCGTCATCCTCGTTGAAAACGTAGAGCTTGCCGACTTCAAACGTAAGTTTCGCTGGCTTCTCTATCTCCAGAGTTTTACGGTTCAACTTGCCACCGAGCCGCTCTTCAACGAATCGGATATATCCAGTTGGGTCATATTTCTTGACCCAATCGACTGTTCGGAAATTCGAAGAAAGGTTTGGGTTAAGTACTTCTTTCTCCTTGACGAATCTTCCGAAAAAGCGTGTCTTCGTCTCATCCTCGTATTTCTCGAATGTGCAGGTTCCTTGTAATTTCTTGTCGCCTACATACTCCAGCACGTCTCCCTTCTTGAAGAACTTGCTCCAGTCTCTCATTTCTTTCGAAGGGAAGAGCAGAATTTCTCCTTCTTTATAAATTTTTCCGTTCTTGTCGAAAAAGTGTTCTCTTCCAGCTTCGTCCTCAGTCCAGATTGCTTTCGCACTGTCCTTGTCGTTTGCCATTCCACTGTGCCATACCCTTCCGCATTTAGGTGTGTACAACTCTGTACCGTACTCTTCATTTTTGAGTATCTCGTAAATATCAATATCTTTCTGTTCCATTGTCTGAATGTTTTTATTGTTTTCTATTCTCCGTTTCATACTGAATGTTTTTTATTGTTTACAACTTCACTCGCCCGAGTTTCTTGTATAGTTCCACTAGTTCCTTGGTATCGAGCCAGAAATCGGTGTTGCCAACGTATACGTGATGTCGGTGTTCGTCCGTGATGATTTCTATCTTTTTCATGTTTTTTCTGTTTATAATAAAATACCTAGAGCCGCTGTCGTGATTGCTGCCCATATAAGCAACGCTACCATTACGAAGCCGCCAATCTTTCCTTCCTTGTCCAGCATCTTCCACTGCCGGATAGTGTCAGAAATTGCGGATAATGCAATTACACCAATCGTAGCTGATACAACAAGCATCAAAAATCCTATCTGTTGTCTAACCATATCTTTTCGCTATTTAAAAAGTTCCTGCTGTGGATGAATGATGTCTGCCCGCATCTTTTTAGCCGCCCAGAGAAGGAGGTTGGTATTTTTGGTTCCAGCATTCTTTTCGAGGTCTCTGATGATGCAGGTCAGGGCATCGTGCTCTGCTTCCTTCTCATTACCGTAGAAGATGCTGAGAGTGTCATATCTACTCGGGTAGGCAACCGGGCTGTCGTACCCATGCTTTCCCTTCTGAATGCTGTAGCCCCATATCCAGCCGAACTGTGTGTTGGCGGTCATTACCTTCCATCCCCAGTTGTCTACACCATCTACGGCATACTCGATTACGTGCGGATTGATGCACTCATCCTTGATATTGAACTGGAAGCCTTCGTGCTCTGCAACCGGCTTCTTGATGTCGTAGCTGTTATCGGTCAGCCACTTGAACCAATCGTTCGATGTCTTGAATACGAGCCCTGCGGCTCTGCATTCGTGGAAAAATAACTCATTCATGGTCTTTAATCTTTACGAAGTGTACGTCCTTGCGGTCTTCTCTTTCACTATCCAGACAAGCAATATTCATACACATAATGCCTTCTCTCTTACCGTTCAAGATGCACTCGTGGCAGTTATATTCAGATAGACCTATATCCTCAACCACCTTGCAATTTACACCTTCAATGCTAATTGTCGACCCTACCGGGTATTCTGTCTTGAAGCATTCGTTGTTTACAATACATACTTCTTTTGCCATAATTCTTTTGTTTTAAGCGTTTAAAATCTGTTTGCCTTATAATTTACCGCCCTAAGCGTGAAAACGTCCCAGAGCGGCTTATTTTGCCCTCATTTGTTATTTTTCGGGCTTCCAGTCGATGCCAAGCCGCTGCAGAACTCCACGTTCGTAGTATCTTGTCAGCGAATCCTTTGCAGGCTTGTTGTTCGGGTTCTTCTTCAAGTCTTCGAGGTTCTGCTGGATTACCCAACGGAACTTGTTGTCTTGGCTCTGCTGGCTCGCTGGCTGCTGGTGCTTGGCTTGCTCGTAGAGTTCCCCGATGCTCGGTCTTGCCGTTTCCGCAGGATCCTGCGCCTTGGCTGCTGCCGATTGCGGCTGCTGGCTTGTGGCTGGCTTGGTGTTGTCGTAGTTGCCCTCCAGCACCTTCGGGAAATACTTCCTTGTCATTACCCAGTCGTATGATGCCCAGGAATGCCCTGCGTTCAGATAGTCGCTGGCCATAGCCTTGTCGATGGCTAGGTAAATCTTGGAAATATCTCCCTTGCAGTCCTTGAGCCTTCCTCTGATTGCTTCCTTGCGGTTGTCCGTCATCAGCGTCAGCCTCCGCATTGCGCTGTTGGTCTTGTCGTGCTGCTCGTTCCAGTAGTCCTTGATGGCTGCGTAGTCGATTTCGCCTTTCTTGGATTTCTTTTTCTCAGAACTTTTTTGCGGTTCTTCTGCAGCGCAAACGTTTTTCTCGGAAAAACTTTGCATAGAAGCTTCTTTAGAAGGTTCTAATATATTTGTTTCTTTAGAAACATCATTATCATACTCATTATCATTATCATTATCATTATCATTATCATAAGGTGAACGTTCGTGTACGTTCGTGTTATTTTCGCACGTTCGTTCACGTTCGTGTACGTTCGTGTTCCCTGCTTTTTCTCTTGCCTCTCGCTTTTTTCTTTCTCTTTCAAGTGCAATCTGTCTGTTTTTCTCACACTTGGCTTGATACTTGTCTTGATTGCGCTCGATATTGTCTTTGATAAAAGCAAAAGCCATACTCACGACTGGTTCGAGATTTATAGTCTTCCCATCCCTTGCGTAGAGAAATATCGCTCTCGTAAGTTGCCCGAGTTGTTCATCGGTCAGCCCCTCGATAAGAGCGTAGTATGATGTGTATAAGATGAATGAATCGTTCATGATGTTTTATTCTGATAATGATAGTTTCTTTTCCAGCTTCCGTTTGAGCACGGTAGCCATACGGATTTTGTTCCGCTGGCTTGTGTCGGTCGGTGCTGTCACTTCCCCACCTAGGGAAATATAATTTCCTAACTGGAGAATTATATTCCTTAGGTCGGTTTTTGATATAGGAACGCTAGCCATAAGCCCTGCCAACTACTTAATGAGCAATCTCCGTGCTCCCTGAACCTGCTTGATGTAGGAAGCGCATTCCTCTGGATGGTCTGCCTGAAAAGCCTTGGAATCGAACTTCTCGCTTGCCTTCGGTGCTTTCCATGTTGCCAGCGTATTGCCGTTTCCGTCCACGATGCTTTCTGCATCCCCGAAGAACAGCTTCAAGTTGTCCTCAATCTCCTTCTGTCGGTTCTCGAGTGTATTGCTCTTCTCCCTGATTTCCTTCAACTCAATGAGCATGTCACCGATTTCGGCTGTGGCTTCAATCTCCTTTCCTGCCTTGTGAATTGGTGACTTCAAAAGAACGTCTTGTGCGCTGTAGGCTGGCGGCTCTTGGTTGCCCACGATGTAGTCAAGCCAGAACTTGGTAATCTCGTCCCTCATCCATCCGAAGAATTCGGGGTCGAAATCGATGTCACGGTAGCCGAACTCCCTGCCTGCTGTCAGCCAGGCAAGTGCTCCATCCTTGTATTCGCCCACTCCAAGGTTCATCTGAAGCTGGCAGAACCAATGCTTCGGAAGGTCGTCTGCATCTATCTGCATCTGCGTGGTCTTGCACTCGAGGATGCTCTTGCTCGCTTCGTTGTGCGTTGCAGAGACTCTCCAAAAGGTGCGGTCTGGGCTTACTCGCAGATACGGTGTATCGGTGTTCGTGATGGTGTAGTCGTCCGTGCTCGCCTTGATGATGTGGCAGTGGCTCTCTCGCTTGTAGAACTGCGCCACGGCATCCTCCAGCAGGTGTCCTGCAACCATCGCAAAGTTCTCAACCTTTGGTGGGTCGATGCCCTTCTTGCGTCTCCACAACTGGTATGGTGTTTCCCATGGGTTCAGTCCCAGTACTGTGCCTGCCTCTGATGCGCCTATTCCCTTTGAGCGGTTCTGCAACCACTCCTCTCTGCTCTTGTATTTAATTACTTGTTTCATTGTCTTTCATTTTTATGTTTTCTGTATGATACATTCTCGCTGCTCCAATGATAAGCTGACGAACGAATTCTTCCCTCTTCATTGAATGCAAAAGTCCACTTGCGAGGATATCGGGTTTTCCGGAATATGCAATATGGAAATCGAAAAATTTGTTTCCGTTTTCGTCTGTTTCTCCAGTCGTCTCAGCTGCAATCTGCATATAGTTTCTTTCTTCCTCGTTTTCATCGCACCATGTCTTGTATGCCTTGGCGGTTCTGTCAAAGTACTTGTTGATGGTGCTCTTGTGTCTCTGATTGTTTTCTTTTTCTGCCATAATTTTTACTGAATGTTTAATAGTTGCCACGGCTTCCCTTGGTAGGTTATGATGGGAGCCCACCCCATAGGTTGTTCCGTGGCGTTTCGGGCAAACGTTATAACTTATTTCTTTGCGGCTGTGCCAGTCTTGCCTTGACTGCGGTTCATTGCCTTCTGCGCCTTGTTTTTGGCATCATCGGCTGCTGCCTGCGCCTGCTGTGCGATGGCATCCTGCTGCTTTGGCTTCTTGAAGCTCTCCTCTACGGTGGTTGTGCCTTCCTTGATGGCATTGTACACACCAGCCAGCTTCTGAATATCCTCTGCCGTGACTTCCTCGGCTGATTTCTTGCCCAGGTATTCCAGCAGCATAAGGTCTGTTACCTGGTACACTTGGAAGCAGGATACACAGCTCTTCCACTGGCTCTGTACGCCAGTCTGTTTGATGTGCTCCAGTGCCTTTGCCTGCACTTCCTTCACTACGCTTGCAATCAATACCTGCGGAACGACCTTGCAGATTGCGTTACGCTGGGCGATCGCCACGGCTGCATTGCCAACTACCACCTGCATATCCTGCGAATATGTGTAGCCCTTCGATGTCAGAATGCTTCGCTTTACTTCGGTAGAGTAGGCGACGTTGCTCTCTAGGTCATGGCAGACGCCTTGTGCCGTGATGGTCTTGCCATCGTTTGCGATGATGCGACCAGCGATGCGCAGGTTCTTCCAGCAGGCGGAAATGATTTCCGTAAATCTGACGCTAGGACCCTCGATTACTGTAGTCTTTCCGTCCTTGTCCTTGCGCTCCAGATGATAGAAGCAGTTGTAGGCTACATCATCGTCCATCGCTGCCAATGCTACCATATTCTGCTTGCACTGCATGATGTCTCTCGGGAACTTGTGCGCTGTGGCAATCTGTCCGTCAATCTCCGAGCGGTTGATAGCTTCCAGCATTTCGCCTCCGCTAACATTGATAATTTCATTTTCCATAATTCGTTCTTTTTATTGTTCGACTTATTGTTCATTAACTCTAGTGGAAGGCTGGGGATTCGAACCCCAGTTGACTGCCAAAATTTACCCCCCCTTGCCAGCTGCCGAGGGATGCCCTTCCGTTGCAGGGCGCACGCTTTCGTTTCCGCATATTGCATGGTAAAAACAACTAATTTTAGATAACCTATGAAAATGAGTTTTGCGTGCGCCCTTTGCCCTGCCGCTGCAGGGAGCCATATAATAATTGTTTAACATCGTAATCAAACCGGTTGAGCCATAAGGCTGTCGAGCCTGCTTTCCTCGAATGCGTCCATCGGGTCTTGGTCTGCGTATTGGCTGTTCTCTTCCAGCCAGTCGTCCATAACGTCCTGATAGTTGACGCAGCCCTCTATGGCTTCCTCCAGCCGCTCGCTGTCGTTGTTGCTATTCTTGTGCGACACGACCGCTGTGTTTCCGGTTCTGTCGCACCATACACAGATGTTGCCTGCCTTGGTTTTAATATCTACCCTTGCAACAGCTGGTCGCTGTGGATCTCGTTCTATCTCTAGCCAAACGGCATCGTACATTGCCTTCCTGCACTCCTCAATAATTTTTGGTTCCATACGCTCTTACCGTCTGATTAAATAGTTAAAGAATGTCAGACGTGCGTCCGCAAGCGTCTGCTTGTTGAACTCGCTCATCGGGAGTACCGGTATTCCGTCCAGTGACAGACAAAGCATATTGTCGAACTCCCTTACCTGAATGCGCCTTTCCGCTTCCTTCATGGTTGCCAGTCGCTTGTTGTCCTTTCGCTCCTGCTCCCACTTGGCGGTCAGCAGCTTCGCTTTTTCTAAGGCATTCATCATAGGGCAATCCTCCAGACTTTTTTAATCTCGCTGCCCTCGAAAACCTTGCGGTTGTCGATTCTGCGGAACTTGACCTTAATCTTGCCAGCCTGCAACCATCTGCGCAGGGTGTTGCGATGGATGCCAAGCACCTTGCATGTCTCTGTCATGGTGTATCTGCCTGCGTCTGATACCTTTGGTTCTACGTTCGTCATAACTAAGCCCTCCAAAAAATTAAAGTTACTAATACGATGGCAACTGCAAGGGATAATACTTCATCACTTGTGATAATCTCGATAAACTTTTTCATACGATCTGAATGTTTAATGGTTCAACTTGATTACTTGCGTACGGCTGCACGTCTCTTCTTTGGTGTTATCAATCCAGCCTTGATGAGGATAACACGCACGTTTTGCTGGGTGCAACCAACACGCTGTGATACTGCGAGCATTATTCTGCTGTCTGAGGTCTCTGCAGGTGCTTTTGCTCGGAAATCTGCAAACATCGCTATGATGTTCTTCTTTCTTTCGTCCTGCTGCTTCTGCAACGGTGTCCGAAAATCATAATTAAAATTTTCTCCCATTTTATTTGTATTTTAAATTATTTTCTTTATCTTTGCAAAAGAGTTTTTAAACTCGTTCTGTAATTCGGTTGCAAAGATACAAAAAGAAAATTGAAAAACAATTGTTTTGTGGTTGTTTTTAATAAGTTTTTAATTAGTTTTAAATTGATTTACAATTATGAGTGGAGAAGAATTAAAGCAGTATATAAAGCGTTCGGGCTTGACAATGAGCGATGTAGCTAGAGAACTGGGTACTACACCACAGAATGTGCAGGCTCGTCTTGGTCGCAAAACCATAAAAATTGATTTTATCCAAAAGATAAAGGAAATAATAGACAAGTGTGCCCCTCCCCTACCAGCCGAGATGGAAGGGGCTGTTATCGGTTCTAACGTCAATGGTTCGAACAGTCCTAATGTCTCCCAGTCGCTTGGTGTCGATGCTGCATTGGCTGCTGAAAACAAGCTGCTGCGAGAACAAAATGAGTTCCTGCAAAGTCAGGTAAAAACGCTGCTTGCCATTGTTGGGCAGAAATAATTTAGTAACTTTGCAAAATGAAAAAGTATGGTTAGTAAGTTAATTAAAGAGCACGACCGCAGGACGCTGCTTGCAACGTATCTGTATGGTGTCTCCAATCTGTTTATAAGCGGAACGGGTATCGGTGGTTTCTCTCCATTGATTACTGGAGATGAAATAGGATTGTATAATGTCCTTTTCATCGTCTTCGGTGTCGTAGCATCGTGCGCCTTCGCTTATTTCGCTAATAACGTAATGAAGTATAACAATTTAAATGTTTAGAATATGGAACTAGCAACTTTATTTATGTTCATCGGTGCGGTTATCGGCACAAGTCTCGTAATTTGGTCTAAGACTAAATCGGGTCAGAAATGGTTGCGTGAACTTTAGTTCTCGCTACAGGTACAATATCAACTCAAATTCCAGGTAAAAATGAAAGATGAGGACTTCATTTAGCGGAAGGAGAAGGTTCTTCTTGCCGCCCTCGGGATGCTGCTCTTCTTCGTCTTCATCAAGAAAAAGGCTTGGAATGAGTTCTACGACAGAAATATTAATCATTTAAATAATTAGGCAATATGAAAAAGATAATAATGTTATCCGTGCTTGCGCTCATGTGCGTGTATGTGCGTGCGCAACATACGGTTTATTGCGAGATAATACAATTCAATACTGGAACTCCAAAGGCTGTGATTTCAGTTGATTTTGGAAATAAAGGAACTGATGAGATAGTCGATGAAAATGGAAAAAAGGTAAAGTTCAAATCATCGGTTGATGCGCTTTCATACTTTGAGAAATTAGGATGGTCTGTTGTGTCCGCTTATTCTGTTGTAGCATACAATGGATTGGCAAACGTTCCAACGGTTCGTTATCTGCTGCAAAAGAAAGTTGATTCATATGATGAGAAAATGGACGGAATCAGTACAAAGAAAAGCGAGCCCAAAAAGAAAATAGACCTAGGCGATGATGGATACTTTGAATAACCTTCTCGCCTACGAGGAATACCTGCCAGTTCTCACCCCTTCCGAGGTGGATGGGCTGCTGGCTTCCCGTCCATCGCTGTCTCAGTTGCAGGACTGGTCGCAAAGATTGTATAATCATCGGGCAAGGCTGGAAAACGTTTTCAGTCGTGCCTACAAAAAGATAAAATAAATAATATGGAAGATAAAAATCTGATGTCTGCTGATGTGGATATAGTCGGTCGCTTCTTTGATGCCCTTGACCGTCTGAAGGATGACGGCTGCATAGGCGGTCTGAAGACAATAACAGACCGGTATGGTCTCAACCGATGGAACATCATGTCCCTTCGAGACGAGCCTGCCGAGTACTACGGTCGCTTTCGTACGTCATGGGTTCAGTTCTTAGTCCGTGACTACCACATCAACCCATACTGGATGCTCCTTGGCTCTGGGGAGTTCTATGCGACTGGCTTCACGCCCGAAATCGTGAAAAACCTGAATAAAAACTGCACAAGAAAAAAGCAGTCTGCATAAGTTTTTAATTTTCAATTATTTAGAACATACGTTATGATTTTAAGTACCACTCCAACCATAGAAGGCCACCCTATCCGTGAATACCGTGGCGTAGTGACCGGCGAAACCATCATCGGTACCAACTTTGTAA